GACCCATGAGCTTAGAAGAGATACTTTCGTCTACTGTGAATGTCTTGAGAATAGACTTAGCAGCTTTGATATCTTCCTTGAATTCTCTTTGCTCATTCCACTTCTTGTTAGTAGTAGCCCAGGCTTCTGCTTTAGCCTTCTTATCTTCCTTCTTGACATAGGAAATAGATATGGTTCTCTTAGGAGCTTCATTGTAGAAAGACTCCTCAGTATCTTCCTCTTTATATTTTGCTTGCAGAATATAAGCTGCTACAGTCTTGAGCCACTCTGTCATCATTACTTCTATTCCTGATGCTTCCATTGCAGCATCCATCTTAAGAGATAGCTTAGGGAGATAAAGGGAATTGTTTGTATGAACGAAGTCCTCAATTATAAGGAGTGCATTGATGATAATATCTTTCCCTGCTGTTCTAATTAGTGCATTCTTCTGTGCGCCAGAGTCAGAGGGTTGATAATGAAATAGATCATAGTCATCTGCGATTACAACAAGAAGGCCAGCGAGAATCTGTGTGTCTAAGCTCCTAAGATAAGAGAAGCCTTGCTGCACCATACCACGGCAATTAGCAATAGAAGCCAGTGGAGATTCCCATATTAGGGTATAGCCGGGGATAGCAGGGATTTGGATGATAGAAGTAATTCCACTAACAGGGCAGTTTACTGTGAGATGCTGAGCACGCTCAATTAGTAGAAGCCTTCTGCTTACTCTTTGCTTCTGTGCAGTAATAGCTATACGCTTAGCAGGCATAGTTGCCACTTTAACTAGAATGTCCTTAGTGGTTACTGTTTCAAGGTTTGTAGTAGTATTCATGATGTGGTTTGTGTTTAAGGTTTATAATAGTCTTGACAGCGTAGCGAAGCGAAGGTGTTGTTTTTAGGCAACAGTCCCGCATCAATAGCTATTCTACCATAAAAAAGTGTTGTTTTTTCACCATTTTGAACATTTATTTTTATGCCTGCTTGCTCGTTGGGATATTATGGTGATTATGGCTATTATCCCCCTACAGGGCATGAAGTGGTTTAGGTGTGCGGAAAATGCACAGTCTAACAGCATCTATATAATAGTCTGTAAACTCATGGTTATTAGAGGAGCCTAAGGCAACTAATATTGATCTATACAAGTCTTTTATGTGTGTAGTTCAAATTTTTTGTTTAATTTCTTCTTCTAGAAAAATTTACTAGGAGGGGGTATTATTCTATCCATAGGCTTTGGAATATCCATAGCAGAGCGTACAGGAAGGGTCTGTATATAGTACGCTAGGATGTTAGGATACTGTGGGAATTCCGCACATGGGAACCCGGAAACGCTGGCAGGGGTGGTAATAGCCATAATCGCCACACTCGACCAAATCGACCATGCAGCAAAATAGCAACAAGTGAAAATAAATTAAAATAAGTGTTGACAGGGATAAAAATAAGAGTAAGATAGAGGCTTATCAATCAAACGGAGCTAACATGAGATCTTTCTATCTTTCCCTTCAGACCTTTAGTGTGGTGGCTTGCTTAGGCTTCGCCGTGGCTTGCATGGCTTCCCTATTGGATGGCCAGATTAGCATGGCTATGCTAGACCTAGGTGGCTTTCTTGCTTCCTTCTTTATCTACTCTATCACTGGCAAGGCTTACTAAGTTGATAAGATAGAAGCTATCACATAGAGTTAGACGATAGTTTTAATTGTGTTGACAACCCTTAAAAATGTCATACAATCAAGTTACCGCGAAACAATGAAGTGATTCACCTTTCGCAAGGGCATCAGGCCCAAAACCCGCTAGAGGGGATTCTAGCAAAATGTCAGTTTAGGAGAAAATCATGCAAGTTTATAAAATGGAAGTTAGCAAGACCGAAACAGTCGCAGGGAAATCATCTTACGTCAAAGTTGGTGATGTGGACGTTTACTACCCTACGTTGGAAGAATGCGCCGGCTTTGTACAGGATGCCAAAATTGAGAAAGTTGGTGAAGATGGTGTAGCAGAATATGCCAGTGCAGAAGCTAATTGGATCATGACGGCCATTCTTTCCTATGCCAAGGCTAATGCTCGTAACAAGCTGGTTAGCAAATCTACTGAGCTTAAAGATGGTTTGACTATTCCCTCTACCTGGGCTGAGTTCACGGCTGAGACTGGGCGTAGTGGTGAAGCATTGGCTATCATGCGGGAAGCTAAAGCAGACTTTGCAGAGTGGATTAGCAAACAAGGCAAGTCCGAAGCAGTCACTAAGACTCTTACAACCTTGTTTAATAACCGCGCTGCACTTGAACTGCAAAGCCCGGCTAACAAGTCCAAGATGCAGGCTTATGTGGAAGCATTCGCAGAGCAACTGTCCGAGGAACGTCTGAGCCGCTTGCAAAAGCCTATTGAGAATGTTCTGGAAGCCTGTCAAGCTGTCAGCCTTGATCTGGAATAATCTTTCATTAAGAAGCTAACCCTTCTAAGAAGCCCGCCTAATCAGCGGGCTTTTTTACGTCTATGCTTTTCTTATCAATATAAGATAGGGGGAGTATGGGGCTTTTTTAGGTTTTAATTTTCGCGCGGGTATCAATACCATCTCCTCAAAATTTCTAAACTTTTTAGTATTTCCCTTTATTATATCTCTATAAGAGATAGCCTAATCCCCTATAACCCTACTCCAATTAGCCTTATAAACATTGCAATTTCCACCAAAAAGTCCTCTAGCCTTCCAAGGTAAAATAGCCATAACTGCCTACAAAGGAGAAATAGAATGAAAGATAAGATACTAAACTACCTAGCCAATGGGCTAACAGCTTCTCAAGTAGCTACTCTGGTAGGGTGCTCCCCTGGCTACATCTCACAGCTCCTGGCCACACCTGAGTTTAAAACAGAACTAAAGGCTAGGATTCTGGATAACCCAGTAACTCCTGATGATAAACTTGATGATAAATACACTGCAGCAGAGCACTCCTTAATAAGTGCAGTTGTAGAGGCTATTCCAGGTGCAGAACTCCCTGCAATCAGTAGAGCATTAGAAACTGTGGCTAAGATTCGGCATGATAGGTATATGAGAAAGAACCCAGCCACGGCGGCCCCACTTGTTAATATGCAGTTTGTGCAACTCACTATGCCTACTCATATTCTCAAGCATTCTCCTATTATTAACCTCAATGAGAAATCGGAGATTGTGGCCATAGATAATAAACCAATGGCGCCCCTCTCCTCTGATGGAGTTAGGAATCTCTTTGAGGCTATTAGAACCAAACGACAATCTGTAGGAATAGAATTATGAGCCCCGCTGATCGCCTAGCTGTACTAGCTGCAGCATTAAAGTCTATCTTCAAGAAGAAATAATATGGCTGAACTAACAGTTGCTGAAGATAATGTTGTACAGGATGCAGCAGAATTCAAGACAGAGCTAGTAAATGTCAAGCCAGAAGAAGCCTATGAAAGAGGTAAGCATGACCTCAACTTCTTTGCTTGCCTGCTTATTCCCTCTGTCATGGTTTCCCTGTTTCCTGCTTTCTACGTAGGTCTGTTTAAGATCTTAACAAATAGGGATGCTAAGCACCTAGGGAAGATTCTACGCTTTGCCCTAGGGCTTCCTCGTGCCCATGCTAAGACTACCTTCATCAAGGTTATCATCTGCTGGCTCATTGTTTATGATAAGATTAGTTTTGCTATTATCCTCTGTGCTAATCAAGATCTAGCAGATGAGCTACTTTCTGACGTGAATGATATGCTCTGCACAGAGAATGCTAGGCTTATCTACGGAGACTGGGAAGGGCAATTAAGTACTGATGCTAAGCAGCTTAAGAAATGTTTCTACCATAACAGAAGTGTTATCCTAGCTGCTAAAGGGGCTGATACTGCCATCCGTGGTATCAATATAAAGCATCGCCGGCCTGACCTAATCTTCTGTGACGATGCACAAACTAAAGAGAATGATGATTCTCCTACAGATCGCTTGAAATTTCGTAAGCGCCTGGTGGCTACTATGAAGATTATTGCCCCTATGGGTGATCGTTTAATAGTCTATGTAGGGAATATGTACTCGGAGGACTGCATTCTATTTCAGCTTAAGAATAACACCACTTGGATATCTCTTATCACTGGTGCTATTACTGAGAATGGGGAAGCACTTTGGCCTGAGTTGCACTCAGTAGAGTCCTTAATGGAGTCCTTCTACCATGACGAGGAGCTAGGAGAAGCTGAAGTATGGTTTGCAGAGATCATGAATGATCCAATCTCTAGATCCTCATCACTTCTGCAGGGTCTTCTGCCTGTTCTTGATCCTGAAAAGGAGGAAATGGTACCAGATGGTGTGTTTATTACAATTGACCCCGCAGGTTTCCGGGACAATTCAGATGATAACGTCATAACTGTCCACTATGTGCATGATGGTAAGGGCCACGTGGTTAAGATTGACGCCGGAATCAAAGATCCAGAGCAGTTAATTATACGTACACTACAATTAGCCCTTATGCACGGGGCTTCCTTGGTAGGGGTAGAAGAAACTGGCTACCAGCAAACACTCTTGTACTGGTTTAACAAGTATGTTCTGGACTGGGGGCTAGTAGGTATCCATATAGTACCATTGAAGCCAGCAGGCAGAAGCAAAGAATCACGAATTAGGCTCTTTGTGGCGGAACTATTAGCTTCTAATTACTATCTATTTGCTGAAGCCCGCACTACTTTTGTGTGGCAGGCTATGAAGTATAAGATAGGAAAGAAGGATAACAAAGATGACATACTGGATTGCGTAGCCTACGGGCTAGATGTGCGTAATCAGTATTGGCATTTAGTGAGTAACCTGAAATCCTCAGGCAAGTTCGAGATGATAGCCGGTGTGCAAGTAAACAATACCCCATTCTAAGCATTTAAAGGAATTCTATGGCAACGACATCAAATGAGACACCTAATGCTACTACGGGCAAAGTTCTCAAACTTAGTATAGCAGCTCAGAAAATAGTAGTAGAGTTTGCTAATACTGTTCTAACTGCTCACAAGCAGAATGACCAGTTGCAATCCAAGATGGATGCTATTGACGAGGCGTATGCAAGGTATAAGGTAGCATCTTCTACTTCTACCAATGGGGTAGACCCTATTAGATCAGAGGCTCCTTGCGGGAATGTCTTTGCTGATGATAGTGTTACTCCACCTCTAGTAGTTTCTCAGGTGGACTCATATACAGCGTATCTAGCTGATGTATTTCTGTCTGGTTATCCACTATTCCCGGTGGCCTCTAACCCATCTAACAAGATCTATGCAGAGCAACTGGAAACCCTCCTTGATGATCATGCTAACTTAGGCGGCTATGTTCGTCAACTCCTGCTATTTCTACGTGATGGGGTCAAATATAACTACTCTGCCATAGAGTGTGAATGGGATTCCATTGACCAGTTCTCCATAGTAGGGGACTTCGAGAGTGGCACTGGGCGTAAAGTAGATAGAAGCAAGAAGTATTTCACTAAGATCAAGCGCCTCAATATGAGGAATGTTGTCAGAGATACTGATGTACCTGTAGGAGACATTGCTGAGCAAGGAGATTATGCTGGCTACATAGAGCTCATCTCCAAGACTAAGCTCAAGCGTCTACTTAATAAGCTCACAGCTTCTAACGATGTCTACAATGCGGACAAGGCTGTGGTAGGCTCTGTGAGTTATGCATCTAATAACTTCCGCGAAGATCCTACTATTTCTGACTATGTGACAAACATGGGGATAGGAAAGAATGGGGTTAATTGGGATGCATATTTTGACCCAGAAAGCAAAGGGCATAAAGGGCCATCCTACGGTACTACATACGAGAAATTTACTTTGTATGCGCGTATTATGCCCTCCGAGTTTGGCATCTCTGCCCCTCAGAAGAACACGCCACAGATATGGAAGTTTGTCATTATTAATGGCAGCATCATGATCTCCGCTAATCGTATAATCTCTGCCTATGATTACCTTCCTATTCTCTTTGGGCAGCCTCTTGAGGATGGACTAGGCTATCAAACCCAGTCAGTTGCTGAAGCAGAGATTCCTTTCCAGAGTGCTGCTTCTACCCTCTTTAATATTAGATTTGCCTCTGCGCGCCGTGCTGTCTCAGATCGTGCTCTATATGATCCAGCTTTTATAACAGCGCAGGATGCAAATGCTAGAGGCCCTGCCCCTAAGATCCCAGTACGGATCGGGCAGTTGTCTAACAAGACTCTAAAGGATGTGTATCAACAGGTGCCATTCGATAATAGAGGTCTGGAGAATGTGATATCAGATGCACAGACTATCGTAGGCTTCTCAAAAGAGCTGCATGGTATGAATGGGCCACGGCAAGGGCAGTTTCAAAAGGGTAATAAGAGCGTATCTGAGTGGGATGATACTATGGCAGCCTCCAATAATAGGCTCCGGTTACCAGCTCTTTGCCTGGAGCATCAAGTATTTTCCCCATTGAAGTCTATTCTTACCTTGAATATCTTCCAGTATGGGGATGATGCTGTAGTAATTTCGCAGAAGAGTGGGCAGGTTATTAAGATTGATCTCGCTAAATTACGTGCCCAGGTTCTGGCTTTCAAGATAGCAGATGGTATAACTCCTAAGAGCAAATTGGCTTCTACCGAGGCCATTGCAGGGATTCTTACTCTGATATCTACCTCCCAAATACTTCAGCAAAGTTATGGTAACAGACTACCAGCAATGGTTGCACACCTAGCTCAGTTGCAAGGAGTTAAAGGGCTCGAAGAATATGATCCTAACTATCAAACAGCGCAAGCCCCTCAAGGACTCCAGCAAGCTGCGATAGCATCTCCTATGCCACCTCAGCAGCCCGCAATGATGCCCCCTGAAGGAATGGATCCTTCTATGATGCAAGCTCCTATGCCCTCCCCAGGCATTCCTTAACTACTAGAAAGTAATAAATGTCACATGATCTTTTCCCCTCCTTAGAGCTAAACGCAACAGAGGAAGGAATAATTGCGGAAGCTTTTGCTAATCCTACTGTTGTGAAATACTTACAGTTCATAGCCAATGGTCTCATCAAAGATATTGTCTTTGGCGAGCCTGCTATTAACGAAACTGCAGAATCTTATCTTCGTAGGCAGGCTAATGCGAAGGGACGATTAGAGGCTATTAATACGCTTCTACAAATTCAAACTGCCTAAAGCAGTATTCTTTTTCTTGTTATCTTTCTTAAACTTAGGAGTTTATTATGTCCGGCTTTTCTCTTTCCAATCTTAATCCTTTTGCAGCTAAGGCGCCAGTAGCACCTGCACAACCTGCCGCACAACCGCAAGCGCCTACTAAGCAAGCTGCTACCCTTCCCAATGATGCCGGTAACACAAATACCCCAGTTGATCCACTAGCCCCTTTTGCTAAGATGTATGATGTAGGCACAGAAGCTAATACGCCACCTCAGTTTGCCTTGGATGATAAGGCTCTTAGCACTGCTGCTAGTTCATTGAACATCATGCAGGGTGTTGATCCGGCTCTTATGCAGCGTGCAGAACAAGGGGACAGTAAAGCTATTATGCAGTTGATTGAGCATGCAGGACGCCAGGCATATCAAAATGCCTTGTCTCACAGCTCTGTATTAACTGGTAAGTTTACTGAGGCTAGAGAAGCTTTCAACAACAAAGATTTTAGCGGTAAGGTCAAGAATGAACTTACTGTAAATGCTATGACAGGCATGGCTAATTTCAATCACCCAGTAGTTCGCAAAGAACTTATCAAAGTAGCCAGTGATATGCAACGCCAGCATCCAGATGCTTCCCCACAAGAAGTAGCAGAGATGGCGA